AAATTTTGGTATTTTTCATCATTCTCAATAGTAAAGGTTTTCGGGTATTTACGTTGACCTGATATATTAGTTATTCTATATCTATTTTTTTTTGGTGATTGTCCGTTACTCATAATTAACTCCTTATTCGCCTATATTATAATCATTTTTAGTAGCTCCATGTACCATAGAATCAAAAGCTTTATCATCTGTCCTTCTAATCTCCATGGGCTCCATAGGAGAAATAAGGTTCTCCTGTAAAAAGCCCTGCATAGTTTCTCTAGATTTATTATATTTTTCCCTTCCCCTGTCCTCCCCACCTAATTTATATACATCTTCCATATTAGATAAATGTCTGTAAAACTCATCTTTTTTATTAGGACTAAATCTTTCAACTATACCTTTTAGATACTTAGCTCCTTTCTCTCTAAATTCTGCATCATCAGATCTACTTTGATCAGGATAAGCATCTCTACCTTCTTTGCCCATTACTAACCATTCTAAATCACTCATCAATGCTCTTGAATACTCTAAATTCTCTGTTCCACGATGTGCATCACGCCTATCTATAGCTTGTCCCCTGCCTACCTTATGCTCTGTCCAATCTCCTCCAAATCCAAATCTTATATCCTCTTTACTACCTGTATACTTATCAAACTTATCTAATTCGTTCATAACTAACTCCTTAAGCTACTACCCAATCCCTAGGTTTGGGTTTCTTTTTATACCAATTACCTTCTTTATCCTGACCTGCTGCCATAGGTGGATTAGCAAACTTGCATGCATAAGCTAAAGCATCTATAGTATCATCATGAGCCATTCTCGGTCCAAAGGTTATTATTTCTCTATGCAGATCATAATGTTCCTTCTTAATATGAATCTGCCCTATACTAAATCTTTGTGCTAATATCTCTTGTATTCTATCTCTCTTACTCATTCTTGTTCCTGGTAACTCTGCCTTATATCCTATAGAGAAGTCATTTCTCCTTCTCATCTCTGAGTTAATAGCTTGGAATATAGGTTTAGACATAGAAGTATCTTCAATTGTAAAAAGGCTGGGCTTGTAGCTTTTTGAGAATTGGAAGATATAATCTACAATACCCAGCCTGCCTTCCCCTGGTATACCCAAAACTGGTAAAGAACGCTTTCTGACATAGTCAATTACATATATATCATTCTCAGGAGTCACAGCTACTGCAATTATAACTGAGAAATCTGAGTCCCTTCTTGCAGAGTCAGTTGCAGGATCCACGCCTACATAAACACTACAAGGTTTAAAGCCTTGACCATTGGCATCAACGAAAGAAAGTCCAGTTTCAGTATCAACGTAAAACTTACCATCCCAAAATTTAATATGATCTCTTGTGAATATAGCATCTTCAGCACTCTGTACCTCCATCATGTATTCCTGATAGAACTTTTGTGGAGTACCAGAATCCTGATAGAATTTCTTCTTTCTCTTCATCTCCTTATGACCAAACCATGAAGGCCATAAAGGAGTACCATCATCTTGTAATGCTTTATATGTTATCACTTTCCAACTAAAGTCTTTATTCTCTTTCTTTGCCTGCTCCCAACCAACAAGTATCCTTTGTATAAAAGCATCATAATGCACAGGAGTTCCATTTATTCTAAGCCTTCCTGTTTTAGGCTCAAGTGCTGGAAATACCACTGCCGTAACAAGATTCGAGATCTTGGAGCGACTCTCAGGAGTAATAGTATTATTTTCATCCTCAAAATCATCCAATACAATGAGATCATACCTCTTATGGAGTTTTGCTCCACCCCTGATTCCTGAGAGGTTTGATTTACTGATAAGTTTGCATCCGTTTGTGAGTTCAATGTCATCTTCAGTCCATTTCTTTCCTTTTAGTTCACCAAAATAATATCTGACCTTATCGTTATATTCAATATGATACTTAACATAATCAAGATTAGGGACAGAAATTTTACTGGAAGCTGCGACCCAGCCATAAAATAGTGGCTCTTGAGTAAAGAGGAAATCATGAAGAATACCGCACTTAGTAAGAACAGTCTTCCCATGCCCACGTGGAAGTATAACTGCCAGCTGTCTAACGGACAAGTCATTAATTGCATCTACTACCTCATAATGAAAAAAAGGGGTTTCACTTCTCATAAAATCATCTGGCAGAAACAACTTACCAAATGCTACTAAATCTTTGTGTGCTAATCTAAGGTCTTCCTCAGCTTTGCTTACATCTTGGGTATTAATGTTCATTGATTCCGAATTTTATCCAATACGGTCTTTTTGGATTCGTCCCGTTCAAGAAATTTTGATGTCCAACGCTTTTCATTTATAATGTCACTCATTCTAAAAAGAGGATTTATACTTCCTGCATCTGATGAAAAATATCTTTCTTTGAAAGGATCGTACACTATTTCATTAGCACGTCTCTCCTCTTCTTTAACCATTAACCTCATTGAATTATATGCTTCATCGCCAGGATAGGAATCTTTAGCCATACCTTTCAAAACCATCCCTGTCCTAGGATCTAATGAACCACCATGCTTTTCCCAACTATTTTCGTCTTCATGCCATACCCATGCCTGAAAAGCATCTTCATTTGAAAGAGTTTCCCTATCATACTTCCCTTTTCTTTCAGGCATTTTCATAGTTAATGGAAATAACTCCATCAATTCATGAGCAGTTTTTTTATCATAGCCACTACCTTCAGGATCAAACTTTTCTGGAGCATCTAACTTAGATAGAACTGTTAAGTCAACATCAGTTTTATCTGCAGACGCAGTCATTAGATCAAAAGCTTTATCATTTATACCATTACTCATTCTTTATCTTTGAATTTCTTCTCCAAGAACTTAGTAAACTTCTTTTCATCCTTTTTAAACTCAATATAATTCCTAAATGTACCCATTAATAGATCTAAACTGTAGATAGTTCCATTAATAGTCTTATTTATGTCCTTTATTTCACGTATTATGTCATGTTTGGACACAGTATTACTCTTCTTCATAGTTTAATCTGCTACTTTCTGTTAGTTATATGCAAAAACTTTCGTGTTAACTGTATTATTGTTCCTTTAAGTGGTCAATAATTATATCCTCTGTTGCCATAGTTACAGGAGCAAAGCCTGACATCTTCAGCATTAAGTCTCTAATACCCTTTTCCTCTATTCCCATATTTAAATCTTTATATTGTTCTGTTTCTTTTAAATGTTTAGGGATTTTGAATGATTTACCTTCAGAAGCTATTGCATGTATATCATTCCATGACTCCCATCCCATTTTATGTCTTAATTGCTGTATTCTAGCATGAATTTCATAATCCCTTACAAAATATCCAGGATCAAAATCTTTACCTCTAGCCCATTTATGATGTGGCTCCTTACTTATCCTTCTCATATGCTTACCCGCATAATTTAAACTCTCATCTATTAGTTCTCTATCATATATTGATATACCTCCTCCTGAAAAATGATCTGCTTCATGTACTCCTGTAGAAACAATTTTCTTACGTGATCTTCGAGGATCTACTGCGATACTTCTTTCGCCCATAAATCCTTTCACTTCCCCAACTGCCCCTTCCATCTCCCTAGTTGTTAGTGGAACTTTTTTTTCTAATGATGTTGCATCTTCTATTGATTTTTTAAGTCGTCTTCCTTTAGTAATAAGATTGGCTTCTCCACTACTTTCCCAATCATAGTAAGATCCCTTTGATAAATCACCTTCTTGTGAGAGCCTTAATCTTTGACTAGTAGGGTGTAAATTCCACTTTCTTTGCCATTCTATCCCCTCTCTTACTGCATCTAAAGCTCTTTTATTTTTAAATATATTATATAAATCTTTACCTTTAGATATAATTTTCTTCCCTTTAGTAAGCAATCCTATGCCAAGGATATCCTCAATTCCTGTTGGTGATAAGAAGTTTAAAGCAGTTTCAACAATTTTTGCTTCTACTGGATTTATTAAAGGATTCTCATAAACTCCAGTTTTTTCCATTAAAAGTGTACCAGGTTCATTATATATTCTTTCTGCTAATTCTTCAGGAATGCCAACTTTTTTCTGTAAATCAATATTTACTTCTTCAAGTTTATCTAATGCGGCTACTATACCTGATAGATTAGGTTTCTCTTTAACAGGATTACCTAATCCTCCATAATAACTTCCATAACCTCCCATTACCAGTCCTTTCTTTCCCCATATTTATGTTTAGACTTAACATATTTCTTTCTTTTATATGTCTTTCTCACAGGTTCACGGTTCAACACCTCCCCATCAAAGACATCTATAATATGAGTAATAATATTATCTACCTTAACATCCTCTGATGTTCTCTGCCTGTAGTAGCTACATCCTTTATCTACTATATGCATAGGTATCTTCTTTCTACTTCTAAACCAAGTACAGTATCCAGACTGCTGATCCCCACAATCCCAGCAATTAGACACTTTCTATTTCCTTTGGTCTTTCTGCTTTATCTAATTGCTCTTCTGAAAATCCTTGAAACTGTATTCCCGTAAGCTGGGTGACTTTTGCTGAGGATTTGTCTTCCAGATCAAGTATGTCTGATAGTTTGAACAAAGCCTTAAGCTTAGTGTCATCTTTCTCAGCCACCTCTATGGTAGACTTAATACCTTCAAGCACGTATTCTTGT